AATGGTGGTCGTGTTTGAAGACGCGAGGATAGAAGAACCACCTGACGTCGCGGTGGCTGTATAGGAGGTAGCTCCTGTGACAGACGAAAACGTTACTGTGGCAGAGGTAGACGAAGAAGAGGTCGCCACGACATTTGTTGGCGCCGCCAGGTTGGTGGTGGTTACCGTAGTTGGACTTGAGGAAGCAGAGGTGTTGGTTCCATTGGTTGCGACGACCGTGATGGAGTAAGTGGTTCCTGGTGACAACGTATTATCAAACGTAATGGTGGTCGTGTTTGAAGACGCGAGGATAGAAGAACCACCTGACGTCGCGGTGGCTGTATAGGAGGTAGCTCCTGTGACAGAGGAAAACGTTACTGTGGCAGAGGTAGACGAAGAAGAGGTCGCCACGACATTCATTGGCGTCGCCAGGAGGGTTGTAGGACTCGATGGAGAAGAGATATTGGTTCCATTGGTTGCGACGACCGTGATGGTGTAAGTGGTTCCTGGTGTCAGCTGGTTAGAATTCATTGGGTTGAAAAAAATCGTTGTGTTTGATTGCCCTGAGGAGGAACCCGTGATAGCAGAACCTCCGCCATTAGGAGTAGCGGTGGCGGTATATTCAGTCGCTCCAGTCACTGGATTAAAAGTAACAGTGGTTTGGGAGGAGGAGGAAGAGGAAGCATTGACACCTGTAGGAGCGGGTAGAGGCGTCACAGGGTATGAAGCATTGGAGGGTAGGGAAGATACATAGTTTACATTGGCCTCAACGGTAAATGTGTATGGAATTCCGGCGGATAATCCAACAACATTGATTGTTGTTGAATTGGATGTGCCCGTAAAATTACCGGGAGAAGAAGAAGCGGTGTATCCAGTCGCACCAGTGACGGTAGAACAGGTGACAGTCGCCGTTGTAGAGGAAGAAGAAGATACACTAACGATGGAGGGAACAGCGATAGTTGTTAAGATGAAAGGTGTTTGTGAAGAATTAAGACTCGTCCAAACAGTCCCCGCACTAGGGAAGGTGCTGGGGGCTCCCGTGAGAATACTGCTAGCGTTGGTATTATTCCAAGCACCGTTTGAATAATAATAATAAGATGAAGAAGAAATGTCGCTATTAGCACCAGCGACTTTTGTGCCACCAAGGAAATAACAATTAGTGACTACCGCCGTGCCACTGACACCACTGAAACTTCCATAAATTCCTCCTGAATTATTATCATTTAGATTTCCTGTAGAATAACAGTTTATAGCATAAGCAAATCCCCCGTAACCACCAGAATAGTTTCCAAAAATACCTCCCGAAAATCTTTCGATATTTCCATTTGAGTAACAATTTATAGCCTGGACATACCCCTGAAAACCTGCACCAGCTCCAATGATTCCTCCTGCATTATCTTTAACATTACCTTTTGAATTACAGTTTTTGACGGCCACATTACTCTTTGCTCCTTTACCAAAATTAGATCGACAAACCCATCCTCCCCCAGAATTTAAAGTTGTTGAAGACCCATCCACCGAAACATTCTGTATGATTACATTATTATAACCACTTTGATTATCGCTACCGTTTTGGAAAAGACCGTCGGTAGTTGACATGATCGTAAAGATATTATTACCACCTTCGATCGTGACACCACTGCTCTGGATGTCAAAATAGTAAGATCCCGAAATAGAGACACTCGCTCCAATAGTAACAGTGCAAGCCGCAGAAATGGTGATCGGCCAGTTTGATGGCGTGGTAAGGTACGTCGCATCTAATGTAGTGCTTGTCGAGATAGTTGACATTCTCTAAAGTTATGATTGTGCTTGATCTCCTCTACCTATTCAAAATAAAAAAATTATTATACACGCAATCTAAGAATTTGATCTTGGCAGTAGAAAGAAGAAAGAATGGAGGAGGAGAGTATGATGTGGTCGGAGGCGATCAAGATCCCTTCCCCCGATTCAATGCTTGCTATTTTTTGGCAAATTATGATTTATTTTTGGAAAGCCGAGTTGGACCAGGACTTTTACCGATCGCGATCCTTTCCTGTCGCAGTAGAGGATGTGCGTCTCCGTATCGAGCATCGTTTCTACCAGAGGTCGAGGTATCATGTTTTTGAGATCCAGGGAGGAGAGGCCTCTGGCATCTGGGACACGACCCCGTTTTCCATAGATTTTTCCTGTTTCACTCATGGCAATCTATTGGATCACGGTGATTTTCGTCACGCCTACCAGCTCTTTCTTCGTTCCTTTCTCAAGACGCTGAGAAAGCAGGCGTCTTACCATCCGCCGCTTCTCCTCATGAAGCGTATCCTCATGCGCCTACCGATCCTCACATGGAAATGTCCCGTATGTAAGAAATACAATCAATGGTCGCGCGATTTTATCGAGGCCCAACTCCTGGAGCATAGTCTGTCCATTGCGCCTTCCACACTCTCTTACCTCCTCACCTATCGGAACGAGGGATTGCGTTCCGCCACAGAAGAGACGGTCCATCGTGACCAGTTGGAAGAATTCCTGCCCATCCTCGCCGAGACACTGAGGCGTTTCTTTACCGACTTTGAAAAGATTTATGAGCAGACCAGTATGGATCCGGTGCATATTTTGAAGAACCTTATCGATATCCTTCTGAAACACGCCAGACCCTTTGCCATGGACGATATTGAGAAATACGAGACGGAATGCTCCAAGGAGATGAAATCCTATCTCTTCCGCCAATTCAAGTTCCTCAAGACGAGGACACTCAAGGTGAGCCATTTTCCAAGAACGATGATGATCCTCCGTGAGGTCTTTACTAGCGTGATGCACATATGGAGGTCCGTTGTGGATGGGAATGCGGCGATGACCCGCCGTTCCTCTCCGGGAACCGTGGTCCTGCTCGGCTACCTCCTCTTTCGCGATCCTGTGCTCTCGCCATCATCACCACCACAACAAGAACATACACCACTCCTTGTCACCTATCCGAAGAGCATCGACAAGCCTATTGTTCGTCCCATGCTCCCACCCGAAATCGACCAGCTCCAGGACTATCATCCGGTCCTGCGACCCTATCTATTTCTTCCGTGAGCATTTTTTTTATTTCTCGCCTTGAATAAAAAAATAGGATGATCGATCAGATTAAATCTATGAATATCGATCGGATCTTTGCTTCATTTTTCGATGAGGACTGCTTTGTTTTTGAGAATGATGATATCGCGGCACTGCGAGCCGCTATTGGTTTTCACAGGCACAGCGGTCTTTCTTCCGCCGCGTTGATTACCGGTGAACATGCCTCCTCGAAAGAGATTGTCGAGGCCTGCGAGCGTGGCAGTCTCTCCATCATGGTCGTCGTGATCTCTCCCGATTGGGAAAAGACCCAATCACGACTGGCGGCCCTCATGGACGTCTCCCGCTGGTTCTTTGTCCCCAGTTTTGATTCGGAACTGCCCCCACTGTCTGCAAAGGCCGTCGCCTTTGATACGGACTATTCCCTTCTGAATGTCTTTATGGGATGCGCCAAGCGCCCGGTGATTCTTCTTGGCAAGGACATCGACACCGAGGATATTCCCAGTATTCTTCAGAAGAAGCTGCCCATCACCGTCACTGCCGACTCCATCGATCGCATCCCTGAATATCATCCGCTGTTTGTGGGACGCGTGGGTCCAGACGGCGATCGTAATGGCAATTTTGTGGTCCAGAATGCCGACCTTATCCTCTTGCTGGGCGAGACCGAGGCGCTCCAGACCCGGAGAGAGACCTTTGGGCGCGAGGCCCATATTGTTTCGGTTTCCAACCGCTCGCTCTTTTCTCACGTCTTTTACAACGCCCCGGTCTCTGTCTTTCTCCAGAATTGGAAGCCAGCACCCAACGATCCCGATCCCAATTGGATCCCGACCTGCAAGCGGTGGAAAGAGCAGTGGGGCAAGGACCTGCCTCAGATCGCCCTTGAGGACGAGACCATGAATCCCTACCACTTCCAAGGGATCTTTCACGACCTATTCCAGGATACCAAGACGATCGTCGGTCGGGTGGGGACGCCGTGGTGGTATCCGCTCTACCAGCAGAATCACATCCTTCCTGGCGATCGATTCCTGCCTGTGCGGTGCAAGGATGTGCTCCCCTTTACGCTTGGATGCTTCCTTTCGTCCATGGAAGACACCCGTGATTGGATCGTCTTTCTTGACGACGACTGCCTCTTTCGTCTCCAGGATCTGAGCGCCGTCGTGGAGAATGAGGCGCCCCTCAAGATCTTTTGCATGAATCACGGCGATCGCCTCCTCCTCACCGATGACGAGGGTTACCTGCAACGGAGCGAGGAGGGGGATACCACTCTGCAAGAGGTGGGCGAGATGCTGGGAGTCCGCGTCCTCTCCATCTCGGATTATGCCGACATGGACGAGATCCGTGAGTGCAGCGGCGAGGTGGTCCTCGTGGATGTGGCGTGTGGAAAATGCAAGCCATTCCCCATTGGCCGTCATGATCTTCCTCTAGAGGTCATGGAACCAGAGGCGCCTCATGCTCTGCTCACCGAGATGATCATCTCTCCCATGCCAGGCTACGGCGATAACATCTAGACTAGTATTTCTGATCGATCGGCACACCATAAATATCGTGCACGGACCGGACAAACCCAGAGAGCCATTCATAGATGGAATAGGTGCGTATCTCGTCGGCGCCCGCGGCCATGAAATGCTCAAAGAGTGTCCCCGAGAGATCCACATCCTGGAATTCGTATCCGACATGCGCCGCCTTGGAATCAAAGAGGATCACGTCCTTGAAATCTTTCGACCGCACATAATCCTTGAACAATTCCGAATCGGATATGAGAACATTCAGACGACTCGGATCCACACATCTCTGGACATGTTCGTAATGAGCCTGGAAATCACGATGATGGCGATGAATCATGCAATCATCTCCCAGGCGGTAATGAAGGACAATGTATCTCTTCCCCTCGAGCACCTTCCTTTTTTCCTCGATATAACGCATGAGTGCCTCATTCGGTGTCAGGACCTCTTTGATGAATTCTCGAGCACCATCTACAATGTGTTCGTAATGCAGATTGGAATTCAAGATCAATATGTCACCGGCCGCCTCCAGCCTCTCCTCAAAGTCTGCATGCTGATCGATGAATCGTATCTGATCCTTGTGATCCAATACATATTGTTCGTAGGGCCAGCAGATACTTGTGCAGAGGATGCAATTGATGATCCACAATCAGTTCGAAATCATGTTTCTTGGATTTTTCATAGAGCGCCAACATGCCACGAATGATGTCTCCAAACCCCTAATAATTCACCCAGGGATTGAAATGCTCGTTCGAAATCCTTGTTGTCCATGCTAAGATGACTATCTTTTTCTTAATATTTGCTTCGATCATCATATATTTTTTTATTATTATGATGATGATATATTTACACCGTCGGACATTTAAAATGCCCATTGCGTTGCCGATCGTTGGACACAGCTCAATTCCTGTGTAAATCATGGTTAGTCAGAAAGACGAGTCGTTTTCTGGGTGAGCTATTCACCGTCGATGAAACGGCACTGACGAGGACACGAGAATACACCCGGCCTCATATGATAGGAATCGTTATCTTTAGATCCTTTTATTTAAAAAAAATAAAAGTGGGCGTTTGAAATGTCTGATGATATATTTAAATTAATTTTTGTGGATGGAATGTAGACGTTTCGACAGATACTGTAAATGATGAAAGACAGACATGATCATCTTTTGGATCGAACCCTTTACCTCCCCGGACTATTTCTGCGTCTTCTCCTTCT